ATGGTATTTAGAGACTATATTGATTCATTGCCTAATGTGCGCTTAGAGACAATTCAAAAAATTGCAGAGGTTACCTATTCGTCAAAGATGACGGTGTATCGTTGGCTGGCTGGAGATGTAGAGCCTCCGATGATTAAGAAAAAGGTTATTGCTGAATTAATAGGCAAGAGTGTAGAAGAATTATTCCCGTCCAAGAATGTCTCCGATAACTAACATAGAATTCTACAACACCCCTGAAGGTGATGTGATGATGAAAGAAATAGGAAAACCGGCTGTTCAGTTGAAGGAAACGGATAGACCTACCATAGAGGCTATGTTAGCCATAATTCGGGATCGATATTCTAAAGCTCATACGGCACTCATGCGACTGTATTCCAGCAGCACTATGAATAGGTGGTATTATGAATTCAGAGTAGTTCACCGTTTCATCCGTTGTAACTTCGGAGAGTATGACCAGTATAGTTTAGATATTAACCATAATGGGCAATTTGTTTTTGAAGAAGTGAAGTGCCCGTTGCGTGGGGAATGTGAATTTGAAAATGTTATTTGTCGTCCGGAACCTGACATTGCATTGACCGAGCGTGAGATAGAAGTGTTTAGACTGATCGCTTCTAATTTGCAAACGGATAAGATTGCATCCGAACTACACATCTCTCCTTGTACGGTGAATCGCCATCGGGAGAATATTAAAGCCAAGATAGGTGTCAATACTGTTGCAGAGATGGTTTCCTATTGGTATCAGAATAATCTAAAATAAGCCATTCGGCTTTTATTAATACTAAAAACAGAAGAAAATGGAAAAGCTAAAATTACAACCGTTTACTGTCATCTCTTCTCCGGATGACAAATTTAAAATCTGGGTGCAGCGTCCTATGTATAATGGGAGGATTGCATGTACTTGCGGTTTCTCTTTAAAAAGGCGGATGGCATTTGTGGATGCTATAGACAAACTACCGTACGTCTCAGTAGAAGAGTCCAACAGCATTGATGAAGATATGAGTCACATCATACTGCGTATTGAGGATAATAAAAATGCTGTCCGGCTGATAGAGGACTTGCCGGAGCTTATGAAACAATATCTTATTAATGTATAGGGTCATGGTAACTAAGGAATATGACATGGATGTTAATGTCGTAAATGCATTAAAATCTGAGATATCGGAAAAGGTTCTCCCAGCACAGTTGCAGACAGGATTTCCATTTACTTCGGAGAATGGTAATCAAATGATGCACGTGCAGATGGATTGTGCGGATGAGTATGCTGATGAATTGGGAGAACTTATAAGCCGGGTTATTAATAAAGTTTATTGTCTAACTAAATAGTAATGAATAAAAAGGAGCAGCAAGCAATCGACTTTCTCCGTAGCATGGAACGTGATGAACCTATGTGTTTAGGCTTTTCCGGCGGTAAAGATAGCGTTGTTATTCTCAATCTTGCGGAGCGTTCCGGTATAAAGTATAATGCTTCTTACGCAAATACTACCGTTGATCCGCCCGGTACAATCAGTTTCATAAAGAAGAACTATTCGCAGGTTCAAATACTTCATCCAAAGAAATCATTCTTTCAGTTGGTTGAAAGCAAAGGACTACCCGGCAGAATGAGGCGTTTTTGCTGTGAAAAATTGAAGGAGCAATATGGTATCGGTCAGCGTACAATTGAGGGAATGAGGGCAGAAGAAAGCCAATCACGGGCATTATATGAGCCGGAACAATGCGATGTACGTAAATGGATGAAAGGCGCGAAGCATATTCTTCCGATCCTTAACTGGTCAGAAGTTGATGTTTGGAACTATATCCGAAAATATGGACTTCCATATTCCAAGTATTACGATGCACCCTATAATCTTTCTCGTCATGGCTGTGTTGGTTGTCCCCTTGCTGGATGTAAGCAGATGCAGGATGAATTTAAGATGTTTCCCGGTTATGCCCGTAGAATGATAGTCGCTATTGAACGATATATGAACAATAAGCCTAATAATGCGCTTGCTAAGAATTTCAGTGATCCGTATGAAGCCTTTTACTTCTACATCAATGAAATGCCAATGCAGGACGTTAGACGGTTGAAAAAGGGACTCTTTCACTTTAATGCGAAGGAGGTTATACAGAAAGAAATTTTAAATCAATTAGAGTAAAACAAGAATAAAAATGAATAAATCATATTTTGAAACAAGAAAGACGGAAATTCAATCAGAGATTGATAGCTGGAAACAAGAGTTAAGAGACTTGGAGGATGAATATATTTCCTCTAATCAAAAATTTCCTATTGGAAGCAAGGTTTGTATTACTACCCCTGCACATGAAGGATGGGCATTGGGTACCCGCGAAAAAATAACCTTCCCAGAAAGAAAAAGATATTCTTATGTAACGGGGTATGAAATATATCGTAATGAGGTAGTGCCCATTCTGATGAAAGCTAAGAAGGATGGCACTATTTCAAAAATTCGGGATTATATAACATTCGAAAGAGTGATAGTTGAACTGGCGTAAAACAAGTCAGAAATGAGTAAAAAACATAATAAAGAGTATTAATATGAGAACAAAAAAGATTTTAATATTAGGTGGACAAAGGGTTGGAAAAACTCAGTTAGCAAATATGATTTCAAAGAGTCTTAATATTCCGGTTGTTGAAGGAGTTGAAAGTCTGGATAAATTGCCAAATGAAGAGGGAGTTTATACTTCTAATTCAATCCCTCTGGGAGTGGCTGAGATAGACTTACCTCAGGGATTTGTTTTGATACAAATTAGTTGTTCAATATAAAGGCCAAGGAGGACGAATCATGAGAAAAGGAACAAAAGTACGTCTTCTTAAAGACAACTCAATAGGCGTCATCACAGATAGCGCATTTTTTAAATTGAATGGTAAGAAACATCTTCGCTATGAAGTGAAGAAAAAAGGAGTAAAGGAAAAATGCTGGTATCCAGAGGAAGAATTGGGCCCGGTGGTAGAGCATTGTAAGATTACAGTAGAGGGAGAGAATAACCAGGTATTGTTTGCCAATATAGGTTACAATCACGACAAGGGAGAGGCAGCCATCAATATAACCGGTGATAATCCCACAAATCTAAAAGGGCATCATGGATATCACTTGAATACATTGCTATATATGTTGAATGGAATGAATGCAACAGTGATAGACGCTGCACTTGAGACAGAATAATGTCCTGTCATATCCCTAACCAAATGTTTTCCTTTGCCACAAATTCACTCCATTATGATTAAAGCTACCGATATCTACGCAGCCTCTCGCGATGGATTAGACATCATCCTGTACTATTATCCTCAAGCTGAAGATTGCGTAGACAATAAGAAAAAATTCAAGCGTAGACCGGATGAAGATGATGCATCCGCCTGCATCAAGAAGTACCAGGAATGTTACAAGGTCACCGACTTCGGTGATTCAGGAACAGCCATGAGTCCGGTGGATATTTGTATGTATGAAGAGAATATTCGCTTCCCTGAAGCAATAGCTCTGCTTGCGTCCAGGTATAATGTGACTGATGAGCTGAAGCGATCCGTTAATAAGCCGGATATCCGGAAGCGCCCGGCCACTGAAGACGAAAAGGAAGGAAGTAGACCTTTTGAACTGGAAGATAAGTTCACCGATGAGCAGCTGAAGATACTTGGCCCGCGAGTGAAGCAGGAACACGTTGATGCGCTGCACTGGCATGTGGCTAAATCTATATCTTATGTCCGGAACCGGGAGGTAACAACCAAATATACGACGCCCACTTATCCGATATTGATGCGTGAGTGTGTCGTTACCGAAAATTCTGATCCGGAGAAGACGGTGAGATTCTATAAGATATACGAGCCTCTGAACCCTGACAAGCAATGGCGTTTCAGCTACACGCCTGATGGCGTGAAGCCTAAGCAGTATATCAATGGATTCCGTGAACTGCAAAAGGCTTATAGAGACTATAATGCTCAGGAAGAAAAGAAATTTCAGAATGAAGCAAAGGATAAAGATGCCCAATACAAGGAAAAGAAACTTCCGGAGGCATTCATCTGTTCCGGAGAACGTGATGCGCTTTGTGTTCGTGCTCTTGGTTATCATCCGCTATGGTTTAATTCCGAGACTTATAAAGTGACGGAAGAAGAAATCAGGGAGATATACAAGTACGTGGAGATACTTTATAATATTCCGGATATTGATTCCACCGGCATCCGTAAAGGTCGGGAACTTGCGCTCCGCTTTTTGGATATCCATACGGTATGGCTACCTTCCTGGTTATCCGGTTATCGGGACAACCGGGGCAAACCTCGCAAAGATTTTCGTGACTTTGTAGGTTTGCGCCCTAAAAATGAAGACTTCCGGAACTTATTGACACTGGCCATGCCTGCACGTTTCTGGACAAAGGCTTGGAGTGAGCGAAGTAAAAAAGATACTTACGATATCAACACTGCCTATCTGCACTATTTTCTTACTTTGAATGGCTTCAATACCCTGAAAGATGAGAATACCGATGATACTAAGTATATCCGGATGGACGGTTGCATAGTACGTCAGATAAAGGCGAAAGATATAAACGCTTTCCTGAAGAGCTTTGCGGTGGAACGCTTCCTTCCGGTGGATATACGCAATCTTATTTTAAATTCTCCTCGTACCGGAGAATCCTCTTTGTCGCAGTTGGATGAAATCAACCTGGACTTTACCAGCTATACGCCAGACAGTCAATTCTTGTTTTTTTCCCAATCGACGTGGGAAGTGACCAAAGACGGTATAACAGAGCATAAAGGCCAGTTGATGGACGGGCGTAGCGTTTGGGATAACAAGGTTATCCCTCATAAAGTGAATGTGCTACCGCCTATGTTTGAGTACAAACATGCACTCGATGCTGAAGGACATGATGTCTTTGATCTTACAGTCAAAGAACACAAGAGTTGTTTTCTGAATTATCTCATCAATACAAGCCGCGTACATTGGCGAAAGGAATTAGAGACTGCATGGGAAAACAAGGGAGTTACTGAAGCTGATCAATACCGTGCCGCCCATAAGTTTGATATTGCCGGGCCTCTGCTTTCTCCGGAAGAAATTCATGAGCAAAAACTGAACCTCCTAAATAAGATGTATGCAATAGGCTACAACCTGCATCGCTATAAATCACCATCACGCGCCTGGGCAATTTACGCCATGGACAACAAGATTGGTGAGGATGGCGAGTGTAATGGCCGCAGTGGTAAATCTTTCCTCTTTAAGTCTTTCCGGTTCTTCATGCGAACCGTTAATCTCTCCGGGCGAAATCCGAAGCTGTTGGATAATCCGCACGTGTATGACCAAGTGGATCAGCATACGGATTTTGTTCTGGTTGATGACTGCGACAAATATCTTCCGGTGTCTCAGTTCTATGATAATATCACTTCCGGAATGACAGTGAACCCGAAGAACAATAAATCGTTTTTCATTGAGTTCGATATCTCTCCTAAGTTCGGTTTTACTACGAATTATGTTCCTCGTGACTTTGACCCGTCTACGAACGCCCGTTTATTGTATATGGTGTTCTCTGACTATTATCACGAAAAGACAGCGGATAATGATTATCTGGAGACACGTGGCATCCGTGATGACTTCGGTCATAATCTGATGACGAATGATTACAGTGAAGAAAATTGGAACTGGGACCTTAATTTCTTCGCTCAATGTTTGCAGTTCTACCTTTCCATGGCGGAGCAAGGTATCAAAGTACAGCCGCCAATGGACAATATTATTAAGCGTAAATATAAGGCTGATATGGGCACCAACTTTGAGGATTGGGCATACAGTTATTTTGCTGAAGAAGGTGAGCATGTGAATGATTTTATTCCGCGTGATAGCGCTTATGATGATTTCATTGCTTTCTCCAAGGTACCTAAGTCTTACTGGACTATGCAACGCTTCACCAAGGCCCTGAAAGGATTTGCAGAACTGTGCCCATACATTGATACGCTTAATCCGGAAGAGATGCTGAACTCCACTGGTCGCCTTCTGAAGAAGGTCGATGGCCAGACAAAAGAGATGATTTACCTGCGCACATTGGAGAAGCCGGGAACTTTTTCACCTAAGATAGATAAAGATGGAAATCTCCCATTCTGACATGATACGCAGATATGATAAATGGCTGCCCGGTTTGATGGGCATATCTGGCTTCTATGCCTACGCTCGGCAGGTATATGATTATCTGGAGATAATGAAGCCTGGTACTATTATGAAGATGCAGGAGGCGGAAGACAAACTTCCGTGGCTGCTGGTGACAGTTGGAGCTTTTTTGGCTGCTGGCCAACACTGGATGGACTATGAGACAAGTGATGATTATGCCAAACTACGTAGGAAACCGCTTCCGGAGAACTTTCGGAAGGCTATGGCCAAGGCGTAACACAGTTACAAGCTGGTATTTGAAAAGCCACGGGCACATTTTGTCCGTGGCTTTTACTTTTAACAAAAGGCAGGCATCCCGGCACCGGTTTCCCGGTTTCCATACCTTTCCCTATTTTTCTACTAAATTTTTGTAACTCTGTAACCGATGTTTGAAAAGAGGCTTAAAAACTTAAATAATAAGAAGATACAAAGTTACAAACTTGGTTACAAAATTGGGTTACAAAAAAATAGGGTTTGTAACTTTCCCTTTAAATAGCCTGACTTCGGCTGAAAGTTACAAAGTGTATTGGTAACAAAAAACTGTAACCGTTTTCTTGTAACCTTGTATTGGCTTTGATAATCAGTTGTTTATGTTCGTTTAGTGACAAGTTACAAAGTTGCAGAAATTTCTGGGCAAAAAGCTATTCAGCAGTTACAGAGAAATAGATAGAGTATCAGAAAATGTTGTTTTCTTGTTTATTTGTTTAAATTGGTTACTCATAGCAGGCTAATTCAGTGAAAATTGAGAATATAAACAATTATAATTGCTATATTTGCATAACAATCAATCTATTACCACATGAAACCTAATGTAATAATTGAACTTCAACCTTATCTCCATGATTATCTTTATCATGAGTTCGGATGTTCCCGCACAGACGAAGGTGTGACTGTGACATCCGCTAATGATATCGGCAAGTTCATCCAGGCAATGGTAACAGTTGCGGATCGTCCGCCGAAGTTGCCGATAAAAGATAATCCGATAACGCTGTTCCTTCCGGTTAAGGAATGGAATCACTATATTTTACAGGAAAACTTCATCTATATTCCCGAATGGAAACAAAAAATGCTTCAGGAATATATTGAGGCCTCTTTCCGTATTCGAATCCGGGAGTATTTTGTGACCGGATACGAGAAAGGCTTTAAGCAGGATAAGATTCTCCGGGCTTTTCTAATGGCATACAATATCAAGAATAATGCCATTAATTACGATGCTGTGAAGAAGTACGATTATCGTAATCGCCAGCGGATGACAAGGGAGGTGAATAGAGAGATTCAATTATCCTTATTTGAATAACACTATTTAACCAATTAAATTCTAATTAAAAAACAGATTTTCAGTTAAATATCACTTAAACTTTAAGTAAAAATGAGTGTCGAGAACAAAAGATCGCAATTATGTGCAATGTCTTTTCTACCACTGCCTGATGCAGAGGTTAGAAATGTACCGGGAAGTGACAAGTTACAGGTGCATGGCACATGGGTATTCATTAACGTCTCATCCGGAGAATGGAAAGAAAGCCGGGAAGAGGTGGGAAAACCCGTCGAGCAGGAGTTGAAAGCAACGGTGACGGATACGTCTTCATTTATGGAGAATCAACTTCGTACTTTATTCTCCGTTGATGGATTGCTACTGATCGGCTTAACGAATGGTGAAAAGAAAGTGATCGGTACGGATGAGTTTCCCGTACATGTGTCAATGGAGCGCAGTGGTGATCCGGCGAAGCTGACACTCTCTTTTAAGCGCTCCAGCCCGGAACCGGCAAAAGTTTTAGAGTCCTTTTAAGCGGTTTCTACCATTGTAATTTTGTACCAGATTTAAAAGGTACAAAAAAATGGCATTTTCTTCATTATATAGTGCGGTCTGCCGTGGGAAGTGGTTCATCTCTTTCCGCGATGTGGAAGCCAACCTTATACTGGTTGATAAATTACTGGAGCGCGGCATCACGAAAGAAGATGCAACGAAACGCTCCGATGTAGAACCTATACCGGTTCTGCTCTCCACCGGTGCGAAAGAAGCGAAATCTGGGAACGGTTTCTCTGACGCTCCGAAAGACAGCACGGCCATTATTCCTATTCATGGTACCCTACTGAAGTACGGTACCTATTGCAGCTATGGTGCTACCGAATTGGCGGATATTGTCCGTCAGGCTGCGGAATCCCCGAATATTTCTTCTGTTTTGCTTGATATAGACTCAGGCGGTGGTAGTGTTGATGCCATCGCTCCGCTGGTTGATGCCATCCGGTATGCGCAATCAAAGGGTAAGTCCGTAGTAGCGCATTGTGACCTCTGCGCTTCTGCGGCTTACTACATTGCATCATATTGCAATGAAATCATAGCGTCGAATCAGATATCTTCCGAGTTTGGGTCAATCGGTGTGATGATGAGCTTCCCGGATTATGCGAAGTATTACGAACGTGAAGGTGTGAAAGTCCATACCATTTATTCAAATCTATCGGATTACAAGAATGCTCCCTTTGAAATGGCTAAGGAAGGCAAGTACGAGATGATTAAAGAAGAAGAACTGGACCCGCTGGCACGTGATTTTCAGGAGAACGTGAAAGCGAATCGGGGCAATAAACTGAAGTTGGATGCGGCAGGTTTATTGCGTGGACGTATGTTCTACGCAAAGGATGCGATAACTGTTGGGCTGGCTGATGCTGTCGGTACTTTAGATTTTGCGATCCGGCGGGCAAAAGAAATACCTCAAGAGGCATGTATTAACGAATATATTAATTCTAAATCGTAAGGTTATGTTTGGAAAAGTGATGAGTGTGGTACTTTCATTCCTGAATATCTCTGCGTTTGCGAAAGACAAGAATGGTAAGTCTGTTCTTCTTGCTACGCAGGAAAAGCAGCTGGAAGAAAAGTACGGTAAAACATTCCTTGAAGTCTTTAAAAAAGACCTGGAGGAATTTGAAAAAAGTGGTAAGGTTGCTGAGGAAGCCGTTACCGATGAAGTGAAAGCGCAGCTGGAGGCAGATTGTGATAAAAATGCCAAAGAATTGAAAGAAGCTCGTGAGAAGATTGCAGCTTTAGATGCTAAGATAGCAGAGAAAGATGCTGAAATTGCCAAGTTGGGAAAAGAGGAGACTAAGGATGCAGGTATTCATGTGGAAGGAAATACTGATATGACGAAAACGTTTAAGCCGGACATGTCGCTGAACATGAACAAATATCTTGAAGCTGCTCATTATGGGCGTCCGGAAGCTGCTTCATATACGGGAAATGACACCATTGATACGGAAGAACTGCATAAAGAGTTTGGCCGTTATATCAGTTCTCAAAAGATGGAGATTTTTCGTTCGCTGATGGGAACAACTTCATCCCTTCAGTATATGACGACTATGATTACAGATAAATTTGAGGTACGTGCGACGCACTCTCATATCACATCTGTTTTGCAATCATTTACACCGCAATGGACTCCTAAAGGCAAAACGAAGTTTACTCCGTTGACGATCAAGCAGTACCCGATGAAGATCAATGTTGAGATTATCCCTTCTGACTTGATCGATGAGGTTCTTGGATATCTGTATGATGAAAATCTTGATCCGAAAGACATGCCTATTGTACGTTATATCATTGAACAGTTGGTTAAACCCAAATTGGATGAAGAGCGTGAAATGGCTTTTGCTGTGGGACAGTATCAGGAACCGACACAGGGTGAAGATGGCAAGTTCATAGCAAACGATGCGAACCAGGTATGTGACGGTTATCTTACACAACTGTGCCGTATCAAACAAGGTGGTAATAAAGAAGGTATTAACTTGTTGTTTGATGGTAAAACCTTTGGGACGGGAGATGCACTTGTGACGGATGTGGAGAATGCGGTTGATCAGGTGGCTCCGCTTTATAAGAATAAGAAGTTGACTATTCATGCAGACCCGGATTTCATTCTGAAATATTCCCGTGCTTATCGTGATAAATATAAGACTACCAAGAATGAAGATGGTGAAAAGGTAAAAGTTGATTATACGAAGTTTGTATTTGAGGGACTTGAGGGAATGCGCGGTTCCGGTGCTTTCTTTATTACTCCTAAAGAGAATTTCCGCCATTTGATGTCTCGTAATCCTCAGAATCAGAAATTGCGTATGGCTACTCAGGATTATGCGGCCAAGATATACGGAGAATGGCGTGAAGGTGTGGGATTCTGGTTGGCAGAAGCGATTTTTGCTTATTTGCCGACAGAATTAGTTAATAAACTGGCACCGGGATCGGAAGAATCGGGAAGTTCTTCCGATTCGCAAAGTGGAGGTCTTTAATTATAAAATGAGGAGGTAAGTTATGGCTGATAACGGATATAGCATGGTATCGGTGCCTAAGAAGTCATCGAATGCCGGTCGCCCGAAGGGTAAAAAGTCGTTTATTGTTCTTTTTCTGTGGAAAGATGTAGCTGAACACGAGCGCGATGAGAAAGGAGTGCGTGTAACCAAGTTCAAGATGGCAACAGGCAAGAAGCCTATTGCTGTTTATGCAACGGACTCCACCATCAACATCTATCATACGAGTGAGGGTGAAGATGATGCGCGTGGTTTTATCCACCATGTGGATTTTGAACATCCGGGTACAGGTGTTGAATTGGATGAGTTTGTTAACAACAATATTAATGAAGACATGGGAGCCATCGTCATGGATTGTTCCGGTGATGACGCTAAGATAGCAGGCACACCGTGCACTCCATTGAAGATGTCTAAGGCTGACAGCCAGGACAGCAAGGAAGGTGCGAAGAATACGCTTAACCTCGCAAGCTCGTTGCGCGGTGCTACTATCGGGCACATCGCTAAGTCTTTGATTCCTGCAACTGATAGTGCAGAAATTAATGCAGTTCTGGGTCTGACTGCCGGTTCCGGTGGTAGTGGATTGTGATTTGGTTTTGGATAGGTTATGTAGTGAGAGGCGTGTGCTTTGGCATACGCCTTTTTTCTGTCCTTTTACAATCAATGTACAAGAGATAATTTTGTCTTGAATTAAAATTTAAAGCTATGACAACAAAAAAAACAGTGTCTAAATCTAAAGACGTAAAAGAAGTGGAAACGGTAGAAACTGTGGAAACACAGGTGAATGAATCCGAAGTAGTACAGGCAAGTGATGCCGTTGCTGATGAATTTCCGGTACTGGAGAAAAAAAAACAGGATCATACATCGGTGGTAATTCCTTATTGCAAAGAATTTGCTCAAGGCAGGGAACTGCTTTTCGCTCTCCGTTCCTGGTATAACAATGCTCGCTTTCCTGCCAATCTGGTGATTATCGGTGATCGCGAAGATTGGTTCGGTGAAGAGATTTTTGTCATTGAGCATCAGCGTACATCCGACAATCCGCAGATTGACACCATGGAGAAATTAAAGTTGGCCATTGAATCGCCTGAAGTGACAGAGCGATTCATCTGGACGAATGATGACATCTACCTGGTTAATCGTGTTTCATTGGCACATATTGAGATTCCTAAAGTGTTGGGTGATCTTAACCCTAAAAAGTTCAAAGGTGTGTATGCGGAGAATATGAGCCGTACAATCATGCTGCTTGATAAATTCGGATTGCCCAAACTGAATTACGGTACTCATACACCGGTCATATTTGAAAAGTTCAAACTGATGGAAATGCTGGAGCGTTTTCCTGAAACTGAGTCAGGTGTATTGTTCTCATCTCTCTATTTCAACTCACAGGCATTCCCGGCACACCCTGTTGTTTTGGATTGGGAGACAGACCAGTTCTTGCTGCCTGTTATTTCCCAAAGGCCCAATGAGGAGAGAGCGAAAGAACTTCTTCAGAGAAAAGTCTTCCTGAACAATACCGTTTCCGGATATTCTGCCTGGTTGGAAAAGTTCCTGGAACAGATGTTCCCGGAACCGTCCATCTTCGAAGAATGAAGAGCACTTCCGGAACTGTCTTCACGGAAAGAACCTAATTCTTTCCGTGAAGAGTTCGCTTTCCTGAATGATCCGGACTGCCCCATAGAATTGGAAACGCTTGCCACTCGCAAGTTTAACAAGTATCATACGTATGTGCGGTTACACACACAACTTAGGGATTGCACTTCGCTGGAGCAGTGTGCGGATGTCAGCCGAGATTTGATAGACAACTACATTGAGAACCGTATGATCTGGGAAGAGCTGAACTATTACAAGGTACATCATTCTTTGCTGGGGAAACATCCCGCATTCGCGGAGTTTCGCCGGAGAAGCGAGCTTCTTCAGTTACCGGTCAAGGAACTGATCCGTCGCCAGCGCCAGGTTGAAAACAACATTTGGCGCGTCAAATCAGAGATAGCGAAGGGAGATAAACCGCACCTGGACCCGATACGGCGGGAGAGGTTAATCGGTTATGAGAAAGAACTGAATGATATCAATCGCTTACTGGAATGAGTTATTACTTCAGCCTGAAGGAACTCAGGCAGGAAATGATAGATTCCCGCTTGTTCTCCAGACGGTTTGAAACCATGCTGGCTTTCAAACTGAATAGTCTGAAAGAATTGTGCGGGCGTCTGCCCGGCGATAACGAGGCTTTTTTCATAGAAACGCAAAAGAGCTTCACTGCCTTTACTTTTATTGTTTACCTGATAAGGTATGCCGGACGGGTTAATCATCTCTATATCGCCACGTATTCGACGAATGAGCGCATTATAAACGCTTTGTTGAGATGGCGCGAAAAGGAATTGATAGGCAGTATCCACCTGCATATATCGGAAACGATAAAATTCCGTATGCCGAAGATTTTTGAACGGTTGGTGCAGCTCCATCAGGATGGAGTGATTGAATTATCATTCGCCTGGAGCCACAAGAAGATTACCTGCCTGGACACGTCCGCAGGTTTCTTCGTGGTAGAAGGTTCCGGCAATTATGGTGAGAATGCAATGGAAGAACAATATGTTTTCTTAAAAAATAAAGAAGTGTATGAGTTTCGTAGCGGACGAATTGGTCAAATGGCGTAAGGCCCCGCCATGGTATGACCGGATTGATATGGATGAGTTTGAACACCTGGCAGGCATTGGCTATGAGCCGAAGCAAATCGCTATGTACTATAATATCCCCGTGAATGATTTCCTTTGGTATTTCAATTTGGTTGGTTCTCCGTTGAAGTTTCACTACGAACGTGGCGAGCTTGTACAGCGGGCTAAGGAAGGGCTGGCAATGTCTGCCAGTGCTGAAACCGGAGACAATGTGACCCAGGCGCAACGGTTTGATAAATTCCGCCAAGCGACGGGATATCGCAATTCCATTAACAAGATTTTCTTTGATGATATAGGCTGATGTTCGATAAATCTTACTTTGACACATTACAGGACTACATCGCGTCCGGTTGCACTATGGAACTGACGGCTGATGAACTGGACTACTACAATGCCCTCTATGCACTTGTCGGCATTAACCGGAAGTACGGCAAGGATAATGCTGTTGCCTTCCTGATGCACGAGCCGTTCAACGTCGAACGGATGCGTGCCAGGAAGATGTACAGTGAGGCGATTAACCTGTTTTACCTCAATGATACCATTGAGAACAATGCGCACCGTAATCTCATGTATGATAACCTGATGAAAGCTGCTCAGGTAGTTTTGCAAAATGCGGTCAGTTCCAAGGATATGGAAGTGTACGGCAATCTCAACATACAGGCGGCTAAAATCAAACAACTGGATAAGCCTGATCCGGTCAAACCGAAAGAGATAGACGAAAAGCCTATCAAGATATACGACCTCAATCCGGAAGCGGTGGGACTGGATGCGGCGAACCGCCAGATACTGGCTGCTCAGATAGATTCTGTTGACCTTCCTGAGAGGGAGAAAGTACGCCTGAAGCGTGACGCTAACATTGTAGATATTGACTTTGAGGAGATGCTGAATGACCAGGAAGAAAAAACTAAAGATATCGGATGAGGTAGAAGTGCGTTTCTCCAACTGGATGGCGCAGCTCATTGCTATAATGATGCCCTGGTCCCTATATTGGATTGCTGGGCGTGCTTCTGCTAAGACTGTACAGGTGTTGGCTGAACGTGTGCAGGAAGTAGCTTTGGATTGTCAGGGTGCACCGTTCGCTTGGGTAGCTGATACTTACTCCGATTTGCACAAAAACGTGATCCCGTCTCTCATCGACGGGCTTTCTATGTTGGGGTGGGAAATGGGCATACATTATGTCATTAACCAGGAGCCACCGCAGGAATGGAAAGACCGCATGTATAACGTCTGTACGGACTGGCGCAACACGATGGTATTCTATACCGGCTTTAACTTTACTTTTATCTCGCTCGACAGGCCTTCAATTGGTGCCGGGCGTTCCTATGTCGGTGTCTTCGGTGATGAGGTGAAGTATTTTCCGGAAGAGAAGTTCACGAACTTGTTGAAGGCGGTTCGTGGTTTCCGCGTGAAGTATGGCGATAGCGTCTGGTATCGTAGCCGTACACTGACAACGGATATGCCGGACCCGAACCATCTCGGTGAGTACGATTGGATACTGAAGCTGGCCAAACAGAATGACAAGCGAAAAATATTGCTGATGTTGCGGGCTGGCTTTGTCTACAATGAGACGAAAAAAGAATATGTAGCCTGTTTGCAGAAATACAAGGAATTGAAAGCTGCTTATCGTTCAGACACATCTTTAGCTGCGAAATTGGATGCTGCCGAACGCTCGATGCAACTTGCCGGAAAGAACATGAAACGGTGGGAAGAACGCTGGATTAAGACTCGCCGGGGTACGTCGTTTTTCTTTATTTCCTCCTCGTATGTAAATGCCGATGTGTTGGGAGAAGATTGGTTCAGTGATGAATTTGCTGAAGGGCTGGAAGGTCTTCTTTGCAATGTGCTTTCCGTCATTCCGAAACTGGAGGCCAGCCAGATGTTTTATTGCAACCTGGCAATGAAGCATTTTTATGCGGATGGCTTTTTGAATGACGTGATCGAGCAGCATGAGTTCGGTTGGAATCCGGATTGCTCTGTTCTCCGGTACCTGGATAAGAACAAACCATTAGAGGCAGGTATGGACTCCGGCAATATGCTGTCTATGGTATTCGGTCAACGTAATGGCAATGTAATGCGCATACTGAAGGAATTGTATACGCTTCCGCCTAATAGCGTGCGTGAGCTGGCAGACCAGTTCCTATATTACTTCCGCCCGCACAAGCGTAAGATACTGAAGCTGTATTATGACCGGTCAATGAATAACTACAAGAAAGTCTCTGCGGACATGGCCACACAGATAAAGAGAAACATTGAGTTCGATGCTGAGGGCAAGCGTACAGGCTGGCAGGTACAGCTGATGAGCTTGGGACAGGGCAATATCGGTAGCAACATGGAATACCGGTTCTTTATGGATTTACTCAGTGGCAACCTGGCGCGTAATCTCTTTACCTTGCTGATTGACCAGTACAACTGCCCGAACCTCAAGTCTGAGATGGAAGTAACCGGAACGGCCATCAAGAGCAATGAGAAGACGGGTACGAGCATTACCGTGAAGCTCAAGACCGGAGATAAGTTACCTACGCACAGGCTGCCTAAAGAGTCTACGAACTTGACGGATGCCCTGAAGTACTTCACCATGCGAAAAGAGTTTGTGCGTGTATGGGATAGGGGACGAAGCTCATCCGCTGCCTCTGTGGTTTGATCATTTCTTTCTTTACTGTTGGGTTGGCTCTGTTGTCCGTGAGGATGGCAGGGCTTTTTATATGAAGGGTATCGTAAGGGGTGGGATTTGATGCGTGAGAGGGCGGCAAGGGTTGTTTTAGGACAAAATTTAAAATGTTTTACAATATTTGTAAGGAATAGTGATTTTTGCTATTTTGTAACGAAATTTTATCATATTCCCGACTCAAAGCGGCACTTGCGACCGCAACGGGACGACGGCGCGGCTCGGGCAGCGAGCTGTTACATCCCTCCGATAATTATCGCAGGGATGGGATTTCTTTTTGATTTTCAGCGGTATGATGTTTTTGGAAGGACATTTTTAGTTCAAAAAACGTCCTGTTTGATGGGAGATTCCGCCTGATGAAGAACCAGGCGCGCGAAAAATCCGTGTGGCAAACCCGCCTTGATGGATGTACTTAGGTACAATCAAGCCGAATTTTTGCCACACGGATTTTTCGCGTTTTAGCGGTAGAAAGCGATGCTTCCTGTTTGATTTTTTTGCGTTCACGCAGAGGTTACCGGATTATAATCCCGTAACCAGGAAGAAACGCCCCGTCTTCCATTCCCCGCAACAACGCAGGCTATTGTCTTGGTAATGGAAGACCGGGCAGAGCGGTATAGTTTGCAACTATGTATTTCCAGCTGTTTCCTTGATCTGATTTTCGCCTTTTATTTCTGTCTCCAGTCACCACGCAGTTTCGCTTTTTTGTGCTGCAAAGGTAAATGTTGACGTCACTGGCTCAAGTTCAGGCTGACGTTTCAGAAAAAATCTCCACCCTTCAGGTAGTATTTGAACCTACGGTTTTCTGAAAAACTTGCTCCAGTGTCTTACAACACCTTTTGATGCAGCGTAAAAAAGGCGAAACATACCGCGTAGCGACAGGCGACGCAGAAAAAAAAAGCTCCAATCAGGGAAACAGCAAATAAAAAGGCTAACACCCACGAGCTCAAGGTTCAACATAAAATTTTAAAGTTATGACAGCAAAAAGAAACATTCCCGAAGCATGGCGGCAACAGTGGTCTAAATTTATGTTCAACTTCTTTGATTACTTACCTACTAAGTACGAGGCGAATAAACGTGAGTGGGCAATCAGAAAGATGATATGGGACTTTAAGGACGGTAAACGTAGTGTATCGGTGGCGGAACTCGTAGCGAAGAAGATACGGGAACAGTTCGGGGCGGATTGTGAGAATGTGACGTTCGTTTGTATTCCTGCAAGTTCGGCAGACAAAAACGAAATCAGATACAAGGTCTTTGCCGAAGAAGTGGCACGGCTGACAGGATGCAGCAACGCATATAAGGCAATCACCGTAGAGGGCGGACGTCTCGCCATCCATGAGACAAAGAGTAGTAAGACGGTGCAGGATGTTGAAGTTATTAAGTTCGACAGTAGCTTTTTCAATGGGAAAAAAGTACTTCTTTTTGATGATATACTGACACAGGGGCATAGCTACGCCCGCTTTGCTTGTGCTTTGGAAAAGTTAGGCGCAAAAGTGTTAGGTGGCTATTTTTTAGGTAAAACAATTCTTTCTTAATTCTTAAACTTATAAATCATGAATACTTTATTTGATAATGATTGCCGCTATATGAGCGACAGAGAACTTATTTACGAGATTACCAATAACAGGCAAATCGTTTCCGATATCGAGCGGAATAATGGAGAAATAGACCTTGATAAGCTGTTTGCATCCTTGACACCTGGGCGCAAGAAAGTTGCTATTGCAGCGGTGGAGATGTACAAGAGACAGCAGTCTCAGCAGGTAGAACGTAGGTTAATTCTTTCAAGCAAGGATGTATACGAACTGATGCAACCGTTAATAGGTAGTTTGCGTAACGAGGAATTTTGGATTGTGGCGATAAATAATGCATCTCGAATAATCAAGAAAGTGCAGGTTTCTGTAGGTGGTATAGACCAGACCTCGGCAGATGTACGGTTAATTATGCGGGTATTGATAGATACAGGGGCATCACAATTTGCAGCGGTGCATAACCATCCGAGCGGTAATCCGAAGCCAAGCAATGATGATAGGAAGTTAACGGAACAGTTGAAAAAGGCGGCGGAGATATTTAATATTCGGATGATGGACCATGTGATAATAACGGATGGAGTATATTATAGCTTTTGTGATGAAGGAATGATTTAAGTGGGGAGGGCGCAAGGGGGCGCCCATCCCGTTTTGCTCGCACACTCGCAAAACGGGATGGGACCCAAAGCGGTATTTATGAGAGATTTTTCCGTTCCTTCGACCACGGAGGGGAGAGAATTGTTCATTCTTTGTTAAAAGGATATAAAATTATAACCTTTTCTTTCCGTTTGCTTGCAGGATATAAAATTATAACCTATCTTTGTTGCGTAATCAAAAAACAAATAGTTATGCCAACAGTTTTAATGTTATTCGGATTGAAATTTAGAATCTACACAGCGGAACATTTACCACCGCATTGTCATGTAACAAGTCAAGACGGCCAAGCCAAGTTTGAAATTCTGGATACGGTTAAGTTGATAGAAAACAAGGGGCTGAAACCAAAAGACTTGAGACTGGCAGAGTCGATTCTTGAAGAGAATCTGGAACTTATTCAGAATGAATGGAAAAAATTGCATGGGGATTTTTAATCCCCCATGCTTCTCAATAAAAGAAAGGAGGATGATATGAAGATTGTTAAATTATGGTTTGAGAATGGCAGGATATATGTCGCCAATGACAAGGGGGAAACTTTGTACCAATCCTTGAAGTTTTATCCTCGCCTGATGGCTGCTTCTGATGAACAAAGAAGTAATTATGAACTTGAGCATTTCGGTATTCACTGGGATGATATCGACGAAGATGTAAGCTATGAGAGTTTCTATTATGATGATACCAAAGAACCGGCACCTGGTATTCAAGACGCTTTTTTATCTAATCCAGAACTGAATATTTCAGCTGTTGCCCGCCGGATGGGGATACAGCAAAGTTTGTTGGCAAGTTATATAAAGGGGACGAAGGTTCCTTCTCCGGAAAGAAAAAAGCTGATACTGGACACTATACATGATATTGGTAATTCTTTATTGGCTGTGTCTTTCTGAATTTATGCGTAGACAGATGAAGAAGGTTTCCACGAGTTGGAAGCCTTTTTTTGTATTATAAAGTGAATGTGTACGGAAAAATGTTACATTTGTGCATGTTTAATTAAATATCTGATAGTATGAAGAAAATTTTGTTTTTGGTGATTTGTTTAACAAGTCTAATTATGTATTCATGTGATGATAATAAACCTACTTTTACTCGCGCAGCTATTATGTCAGAGGATTATGTTAAAGTGAGGATGAAGTATCCTGCTGAAGTTGAATTTGAAGGTGATAGAAGAGGTTCAGAAAAGGGGATTAATGAGTATGATGTATTTCAAAAATTTACAGCTAAAAATGCTTTTGGAGTGAAGTCCAGCTACGTGTATAAGATACATATGATTTATAATGGTGGGGATTGGTCTGATATTAATAGCTGGACTTATAATCTATTGACCATAGAAGAAATATCTACTGGCGAACAATCTAAATATCTTTCTCCAGCGGATTAATTTAACTTTAGAGTTGCGCTTCCGAATATAATCCTTATATTTGCAGTGCTAAACAAATCGTATGTAAGTACGTCGATGTGCATCGTATAATGCTCACGAAATTAGATGGGCTTTTTTTATGCCCATACGTATCGTTTTCCTGACATCAGGAAAATGGTTTATATAAAATGGCGGCTGCCTTCCCGATTGTGATTTTGCCTTCGGCGTAAATCTACGATTTGTTTAGCGACACGGGAAATGGCAGCCGTTTTTCTGCCTAAACGCTAAACAAATCGTAGTTATGAAAAATCAAGTATCCGGCACTCTCAACGTGCCTGCTTCCGGCATTCCTGCCGTGGGCGAATCTGTCAACGCTCTTACTGAGCAAGTTAATGACCTGCAACGTCGCTACTACCGTAGTGTGGCGCCTGACTGCGAACTTCGCAGTGCTTCTGACCGCTGGTATTTTGGTGCGATTCTCGCTACTTGTATCGGGTTTATCTTTCCTCCCCTATTCGCTGTTACCGCATTGTGCGTTTATAAGGCAAAGAAGTGCCGGAAAGGAGGCGTGAAATGAATGATGAGTTTGTAATCTGCAAAGTAATCAGTACCGGAAGTGAAGATAACGCTCAAGTTGAATATAACCTGGATTTTAATAAGCATCAATATAGCATTGAGAATATTTTATGGGATGAGATAAAACGGCTTTCTGTCTTTCTTAATGGTTATTTGAACAATCAGAAAGGAGGCTTAAATGAATGATTTGCTTATTTACAGTCTTCCGGCAAACGGTTTGGAGGGTGCTGTTGCTGTAGCTAAAGAAATATATTCAGAAATGGGGATGAAACCTGATGAAATTCGGTTGAGTACAGGTGAACGTGTTTCTTATAATTGGCAAGATGTGAAGGCTTTGGAACATGGAGAAATGAGTGAAGTAGCTTATATTTCAAAGAATAAGATTATTTGATTTTTGTTTTTAGTTTTAATATGATGAAATCCCCGGTAGGCTTCGGCTTATCGGGGATTTTTATGTCCTTTTTCCTGCTATGGTTGCAAAATACCTTTGCAGCATGGGATCACATGGAGAACGTTTAGCAATGGAGAAGAACCGGAACAGCTGGAGAGGCAAGGCTAACCGGATGGCTGGAGAACGGTATCCGCTGGATGTCATCATTGAAGGCGATACCGGTATAACACAGCAATGGGAGCGGCAACAGGATAAAGAGGCTGTGGCTTTGTTTAATGCGCGGGTACAGGATTGGGGCAACAAGGTGAATGCGGTGCTGAAGCTCTCAATACGAGAATTAGTTGCGAATGACAAAAAGTTATCCGGATCACTGAAACAGAATTACCGTCATTACGGCAAACCGATTGTTGCTGGAGAAGAAGTAACCAGTATCGGATTCGGTTTTAGGCCTGAGGGTATTTACATTCATCTGGGAGTAGGCCGGGGATATAATATGGAGGGTGGCACACGCGTACTGACGAAAAAGAGTAATAAGGAGTGGAACAGGAATCCGATACCGTGGTTCAATCCGATAATAGAACAGGCGATTCCGGAACTGGTTGAGATTGTGAGAGAGTATTGCGGGACGCTTCTTGTGAATACTACGAGAATATTTATCAATAGATAGTTATGGGAGATATCAAAAAGAAAATAGGGCATTTCAGCTTTGTGGATACGGTGGCCGGACAGTATGCCATCAACATGAACTGGAGCCAGGAGATGAGCCAGTTTTTCAATGGCGATTCGAAGAACTGGGACGGTGATCCAACGAACGTGGCGGGTGTCCGTGTTGTGCCATGGGGACCGGATAACAATATGCCGAATGCTATCCGAAACCTGCTGGAGAAGAATAATCTCGGTCCGGGTATTCTGGACAGGAAAGCGGGATTGCTGTATGGACAGGGACCACTGCTTTACCGGCTGAATATTGTGGATAATGAACGGGTGCAGGAGTGGCTGGTGGATGATGAGATACAGGAGTGGCTGGATAGCTGGGATTACCGGAAGTATATTCGGGATGTGCTGGTAGAATATACGCACATGAACGGGCAGTTCACGAAATATTATATGGGAAAAGGTGTCCGCATTGGCCGTCCGTGGGTGAACAGGCTGGAGTGTCTGCATAGCGGTGAGTGTCGGCTGGTATGGCCGGAGAATGACAGCCGACGCTTGGAAGACGTGACAGCGTATCTGACCGGTGACTTTGATAGTTACCGGAGCCGCAGTTTCCTGAAGTACCCGGCTTTCGATAAGTGGCATCCGTCGAAATATGAGACAGCGATTAAGTATCACTGTATGCGTAGTTTCGGGCGGAATATGTATGCGATATCCTGTTTCTATGGCTCAGTTCCCTGGCTGGAGAATGCGAATAATCTTCCGGAGATTATCCGGCATCTGAATGAGAATATGATTGCGGCGGCGTATGTGGTGCATAGTCCGCAGGAGTATTGGACGCAGTGTGAACAGAGATTACGTGAGATGCATCCTGAATGGGATGACGCACGGGTATATAAAGAGATTGAACGTTTACGGGATGAGGTGACGAAGACCATTGCAAACGTGATGGCGGGGCAGAAGAATGCCGGGAAGTTCTTTTCGTGCGTGGACTTTGTGGATGAGTTTGGGCATGTGCAGAGCTGGAAGATTGAGCCTATCGAGATGAATATAGACAAGTATATTGAGGCTCAGGCGAAGATATCACGTATTGCGGATAGTTCGACTACATCCGGTTTCGGCTTGTCTCCGGCATTGGCCAACATCATTATAGACGGGAAGAGTGACAGCGGCAGCCAGATGCTTTACGCCCTAAAGATATTCTACGGTGCTGACACGCAGATTCCGGAAGAAATCGCACTGGAGGCCATCAATGATGCCATCCGCATTAATTTTCCGAATAAGAAGGGGATTTTCCTCGGTATTTACCGGAAGGTGATTAACAAAGAAGATAATGTGTCGGCGCCTGATCGCTCGACTAATCAAGTATAAAGCTATGAAACAGAAGAAGGACATTGAATTTCCTGAATGTTGGGAAGAGGTGAAGCCGCTGGAGTGGGTTCATTTATTGAAAATCCGGGATAAACTGATGAAGAAACCCGGTATCAGTCTTCGTGATGTGAAGCGTGACTGGTGTGCGTATGTGTTGAAAAACCGGGGATATCGCTTGGGGGGAGTGGATGATATGCTGATGATTGATCGCCTGGCTGACACTTTGGACTGGATGTGGATGATAGGTGAAGATACCGGGCTGGATGGTGTTACGGTAACTGAAGCTCAGTTGACGTATGACTGTACGGTGAACCTTCTTCCTAAATGGCGGTACCTGCAAGGTCCTGCCAGTCATGGGGCTGACCTGACATTCGGCGAGTTCCGTCAGGCGGCTGCTGTGATGAATCAATACAATGCAACGCAGAACCCGGCAGACCTGCGGGCGTTATGCGCCATCCTTTACCGGAAGCCGGTCAAGGAAAAAGGGTGCGCATTGCGTGAACCGTTCCGGCCGCAATATATGGGGCGGTACATGGGACTGGTGCGCGATATGCCGGAGTGGATTCAGTGGGGAATTTATGCCTGGTTTGCTTATTTCTGTAATTACCTGTTCATCGGTACGTTCATCATTGAAGGGGTGGAGGTTTGCTTTGCACCGGTTTTTGAACGACATCGGAAGAGCCCGGAGGCTCAACCTGGTATTATTCAGAACTTGGGGATGAACAGCGTACTGTATTCGGTTGCCGAAAGTGGTGTTTTCGGCAACGTGGATGCCACTGATGACACGCAGTTGCTGCGTGTCATGATGAAGTTGCTTGATGATAAACAGCGGGCAGACGAAATGATGCGAAACTTAAAAAAATAGCAGCTATGATTTTCAACAAGGAGAACAAGGGTGCGCAGGAATTGCGGGAGTTGACGGGCAATTATTATGCGAACAATAAGTTCGATAAGATTGCCGGTGAGATAGAATTGGCCGCTGAAGAATTGGCGGCATTGGTAGGGGATGCCGTGATGAATTTGGCTGGGAAATTCTATGCTGACCCCGGAGAAGATGCGGACGCGGAACTGGTGCGTAAGGTGCAGCGTCCGATTGCCATCCTTGCTACGCTGCGGATGTACCGGAAGAATGATCTCAGCCATGAAGATGATGGCCGGAAATTCAAGATGGCAACAGATGGGAGTGAGAAACTTCCGTGGGAGTGGCAGCTGGATCGGGATGACGCGCTGCACCTGGAGGAATATTATAAGGCGGTGGATGCTCTCATCCGGTACCTGAATAAAGAGCAGCTGAAGGAGTGGACGGAGACGGCTTCATACAAGCTGTCTCAGACGCTTATCATCCGAAACGGTGAAGCGTTCGATAGCTACTTTCCCATCGAGCGGAGCGAACGGATGTACCTGATGCTGGTACCGTTCATCCGCGAAGCGCAGATGTTGACGGTGAAGCGTGCTTACGGTAGTGGATGGGATGAACTACTGAAGGAAAAGGATGTACCGGAAACGGATGCTCATTTTGCCGCTTGCAAAGCTGTGGCACTGTTGGCCATGAGCATGGCATTACGCCGGTTGTCGCTGGGGGTTATTCCTGGCGGAGTGATTCGCAGGTTCATGACGGAGAACGGAATGGGTGAGAGTGAACCGGCATCTCTGAAGGACGTGGAGAGAGTGGCCGGATGGATGGCGGATGATGCCACTACCTGGGTGAATGAAATGAAGCTGGCGCGTGATGGCGGACCGGCGGAATACGAACTGTTGCCTAAGAATGACAGGCGCAATAAATATTGCAGGTTATGAATGTGTTGCAGCGACCGAGGGAGAAAGAGTTCTGCGCGACAATGCGGGACTACATCATTGATACCGATGTTACAATAACGTTTGCTGTGAAGTATGGCGGTAAAACGATATTGGATGAAGAGTATGTTCCTGATGCGAACAATCAGGTGCGCGTCCGGAAGTTGGGGAAGTTTTGTGAGCTGGCGTTGTGGGGTGTCTGGTGCGCCGGGGAAACAAGCTGGCAAACTGATGCTGCAGGTACATTCACGTTCCTGATAAATGGTGTTCCGGACGCGCAGAGTTTTGTAATGTTCAGTCGTCTTCAGACGAAAAAAGATGCGGATGCACCTGGTTGGTTGAGTGAGGTAAATCGGAAGGTTACCCGTGATGGATGCAAGGAGTATGTTAGTATGGTAATGGGGAGGGGCGCACAAGTGACAGTGACAGGGTATGCATCTGATGGCAGCAATGTTGATGCTTTGTTACTGAGAATAGATAGCGGAGATACGGTTGCCCCGATGACTTTGGATGTCAGTCCGGAACGGATAAAAGGACTGTTCCCTGATTTGAATTTGGAACGGTATGTTGTCAACTGCAATAATAACGGATATGAGTTCCTGATTGATAAGACCCGGTATCTGGATACCTGGTGTTTCCGCTATAAGAATGTTTATGATATGCCGGAGACATTATCCGCTGTTGGAGGGATTTCCATCAATGGCAATAATGAAGATGATACAGCATCCATGTTTGGTGTGGATCGCAAATTCGGAGTGAAGGTGACGGATGAATATACGGCCAACAGTGGCATCATTATGCTTCAGAGTGATTATAGGTTGTGGCATAACCTTATGAATGCTCAAGAAGCGGATATTTTAGTGGATGGTGAGTGGCTTCCTATCCTGATAACAAAGCAGAAATATGAACGTGAGTTACGGAGAAGTGTGCTGAAAGCGGTTGAGTTCACTTTTCGCATGGCGGACCCGGAACAAAATAATCTGATACAGGTATGATTAATATTCTGAAATACCGCGAAATATTGGCAGAGCTGAGAGCCAGGATCAACAAGCGAAGTGAAATGAAAATAGATGGGGTGATACTTGCGGTCAGTGACAAACATCTGACGAAGAAACTGAGAGATCAGGCCGGATTCTTTCTGTGTGCAAACTTTCCGGATGCGGAGTCAAAGGGGAATGCGGATAATTACAAGGAAGATAATCGCCTCCTGCTTTTCCTGCTGGAGAAAGTTCCGGCAGGTGATGAGACGGATGAAGCTGAAATAACCCACTATGCCAGGATGCAGAATGTGATGTGCATATTGAAAGACGAAATTCGAGACATGGATTTTGTTTGTGGAGAGATATCCGGTGGTGAGGATATTAATACAGAATGGGAGTATGACGTATTTGGCGGATTCAATGGGCTGAGTATAGGACTTAAATTGACGGATTATGACTGAGTTGTTTATTGATGGGGTTTCGGTAGTGCTGCCGAAAGGGTTCAGCGTGCAGGTAAAGAGGGAGAATCCCTTTGTCACGAAGAGCGGAGAATATACGTATGATATTACTCTGCCGCTAACGAATGCGGTAAATGCGGAGGTATACAAGAATATTAACCGGCTAAACAGTTTGCAGCAACCGGAACTCAAGAGATCAGCGGTGTTGGTGGCTGATAATCGGGTGTATTGCAATGGTACGGAGGTCATTACGGGATGGACGGAGAGCACTGTGTCGATACAGGTAGCCAGTGGCAATTCTGAATTGAATTATTTCATAGGGAACGATTTGCTAATTTCCTTCCTGAAGATGAAAGAGACTGTTCCCAAAGTGGGTGATTTGAACTATATCACTAAGTCGTATCCGGAAATAGATTATTGTTTGGCTCCAATAGTGAATAAAGCTACAGGGCATTATATCAATCAGTGGGGGATTACACGTAAGAGCAGCGAAGGTAGTTTGATGGTGGATGGTGAATATTGGTATCCGTTGCCCTATCTCTGTGCTTATATCAAAGAAGTATTGCAGGCATTAGGTTATAAACTTACACTTAATCAACTGGAAGAAACGGTGCACAAAGATGTTTGCATTTGTCCAAATGAGGAGACTTGCAAGTGGAATGAGATGCTTCCGGGATGGTCGGTGAAGGATTTTCTGGAACAATTGGAAAAGTTGTATAACGTGGTTTTTGTGCTGGATAACCGGAAGCGTACAGCCAGGTTAATGCTGAATCTGAATTACTATGCAGGTATGAAGAGTGTTCATGTTATGCAGGTGAAGGATATTTATGAGGTGGAAGTGGAGGAAGAACTGGATTTGGATACCCATGAGACGGCTAATATCTGTTATAAGTTTCCGGATACGGCTTACTGGAGATGGAGATGTTTGCCGGAAGATATCCTTAAATCAGCGAAAAAAGATGTTATTCCTGTGGATTTTGTGCCACGTGAAGGCAGGAGACGGCTTCAATCGTGGTTTGAGTATGAGGAGCATAAAAAAACAGACACCATTTATACAGACTTACTGGATGGGCGACAATATCTTTTTCAAAAGAATCTTGAAGGCTGGGTAAATGAGCCGGTGTATAGTATGCTTAATGAATTTGCAGCATTGGAGCGTGAAGGGGCGGAAGTGACCATAGAACTTGAGATCATGCCGGCAGGCCTGGAAGTAGCCGATATGGGTATATACACTAATTCTGGTTATAGGGATGATATGCTAATGTATCTTCCTGCAGTGGGAGAATCTGGTAGTAGTTCTTCAGAGGAAGGTAACGGTTCGCTGGCCGAAATGATTGAGAATAATGTACAGGATAGCGAAGGTAGCAAAGGAAATATCAATCTTGCCTTTTATTCCGGACTGGCTGAATACAAAGCGCGGGGAGGACTGAAATACCTTTTTCCTATTCTCTATATAGATGAGTATCGGGCTGATGCTTTTGATAGTATTCCGGAGTATTATCTGACTAATAATATGGGGGCATCTTTCCGCCCGATTTCAATGGATAAGCTGTTTTATCAGGGTGGATATGACATTGACTATAGCAAGGGAGTGAAGATTGAGGCGTATGATCCGAATGTATATGACACTCGGTTAGTGTTTGAAATTCGTAATAAACGATATATCTGTAAAGATATGGAGTTTACATTGGATATCTCCGGGCGGAAAGGAGCTTGGACGGGTACTTTTTATCCGATTCACATCAGTGATACGGAAGCGGATGCCCGTTGGATATTGACGGACGGTAAATGGCGGGACGGTGGTGTGTGGCTGGATAATGGCAGATGGTTGGATAACTGATTTTTTTTGTTCAGTAGATTGGGGTTCGGTGGTTCGTGATGGATAGCCGGACTTTTTTTATGTCCTTTTTCAAGGTATGGTGATAGGGTACTTTTGCCATATAAATTTCAATAGGTATGGCTATAAGTATCAATGATTTCAGAGTTGCCATCCGGATAGATAATTCGGAAGCGAAAGCGAAGTTCGATGAGACGCGGGAACAGATTGCGAAAGTACGTGAAGAAATGCAGAAGCTGGAAGCTGATGGCAAAAAGGATTCGGCAGCATATAAAGAACTGGAGAAACAACAGGATAAACTGAATAAGTCGCTCTATGAACTGCGTAAGGAGGCTGGACGGACTGCTTTAACTTATAGTGAATTGCGTAAACAAGCACGGTCCCTAAAAGCTCAGATGGATAATGCTATTCCTGGTACTGAAAAATGGAAAACTTTGCGTGCTGACTATATGCTGACCAAACAGCGGATGAAGGAACTGGAGGTGCAGGCACGTGATACAAAGTTTTCCCTGTCAAAGATGGCAGACGGATTCAATAGGTATGCGGCCATTGGTGCCAGTGCCATCGCTTCGCTTACTGGTGTGGCAATGACTGCGCGTAAATGTGTGGATGAATTTGCGGAGATGGAGGAAGCGGAAAGCCAGGTGCGTAAGTATACCGGGATGACAGCTGAAGAAGTGAAAGGCTTGAATGAAGAATTCAAGCAGATGGATACCCGGACTCCGAGAGAAAAACTAAATGCACTGGCCGGAGATGCCGGTCGTTTGGGCATTACTGCTAAAAAAAATGTGTTGGAGTTTGTGGATGCTGCCGATAAAATCAATGTGTCATTGGGTGAGGATCTTGGCGAAGATGCGGTAAAGAATATCGGTAAGTTGGCACAGATGTTCGGCGAAGATGAGAAATTGGGACTCCGGGGAGCGATGTTGGCCACTGGTTCCGCCATCAACGAGGTAGCGCAAAATTCATCCGCAGCTGAAGCGTACTTAGTGGGCTTTACTGCCCGCGTTGCAGGTGCGGCAAATCAGGCGAAAGTTGCTCAAGGGGATATCCTTGGATATGCTTCTGTACTCGATCAGAATATGCAGCAACAGGAGATGGCGGCCACTGCTTTCCAAACATTGATGATGAAGATGTATCAGGAGCCGGCCAAGTTTGCAAAAATAGCTGGGCAGAGCGTGGAAGAGTTTTCTTCACTCATCAAGAATGATGCGAATGAAGCGATACTTCAGTTCCTGAATACTTTGAATAAGAAGGGTGGACTGGATCAGCTGGCACCTATGTTCAAGGAGATGGGGCTGGATGGTGTACGTGCGTCAGGTGTGATCAGTACCATGGCTGGGAAGATTGATGATATTCGTACTGCTCAGAAATTGGCGAATGATGCGTACCGCGATGGTACGAGTATCATCAATGAGTTCAATGTGCAGAATAATACGGTTCAGGCAGGACTGGATAAGGCGAGAAAGAAATTCAAGGATGTGCGGGTAGAGATTGGAGAGAAGTTGCAACCGGTAATGAAGTACATGATAACTACCGGTAGCCTGACGGTGAAGGGACTGAGTGCATTGGTATCTATCCTGTATGAATATAAAGGAGCAATATTAACAGCAGGCACAGCAGTGGCTGCTTATACACTTTATGTGAAAGCTGGCACTATAATGACAGCAGGGTATAACACCATAACGAAAGCTGCAACGTTGGCCACTAACTTATTTAGCAAGGCTACTAAGGCAAGTCCCTGGGGGCTTGTTGCTGCTGGGGTTGCTGCTGTTATTTCCTACTTCGCTATTTTTCGGGATAAAACGGATGAAGCAACCGATGCACAAAATCGGCTTAATGATGCATTGGAGAAAACGAAAGCCACGATGGATTTGATAGCCGGCGTTAAAGTGAGTGCTGAAAATTTTGAGTTCCTTACTGATAAGCAAAAGCAGCAATTGAAATCTGATGCACAGCGGGGTATTGACGAACTTGATGACTTACTTACAAAGGGAATGATTGAAACTAAAGCTTGGTATGAGCAAGAGAAAGTGAGCATCCTAAAGGCAACCGAAGATAATGAGATATTAAGAAACTCTTATCTACGGGGATTGGAGAAAGACTTTGATGCACGTGTTGCCCAATTAGCTGAATATGTCGAAAAGAAAAAGGAACTGGAAAAAATAATAGCTATGGTTCCCGATTCTACTGATACAACTGAACCGATTGTACCTATCGACGATAAAGCACTTGAAAAAGAACTTAAAGCCAAAGAGACCGCTTTACAGCAGCATTACCAAGAGCAACAGAATATCCTTAAAGAAGGACTCCTGAATGAGAAGCTGACGCAAGATGAATATCAGCAAGAATTATATAAGGCTGAAGCTACATATCTATTGAGCAGAAAGGCCTTACTGGAGGAGTATGGTAAAGATACGTCGCAGATACAGGGGCAGATTTATGACAAGATGATTGCTGAAGCGAACAGGCTCTATCAGTCAACGCAGATGGTAAATAAGAACACTCAGAGCGATATCCTCGCACAGCAAGAAGGTGACTATCAAGAGCAGGTGCAAGATATCAAGAGGGCTTATCTGGAGGGGGATATCAAGACTGAAGCTGACTATCAGGAGCGACTGAAGGAACAAGAGCGGCAGTATCTTGAAGAGCGCAGGGATATGCTTGCTGCTTATGGCGAAGATACTTCTTCCATTGATAACAAGTTGCTGGACATGGATATCAAGGATAAGAATGATAACAAAGCAAAGCAACAGGAATCCGGTTATAAAAAGATTGATAATACCTCTGATTTTGAGCAGAAGAACAATATTCTTCAGGCCATGTATGATGCGGACCTCATTACCTATCAGGAATATGAGGAAGAGAAGACACGTATCAATGAAGAACAGGAGCAACTGCGTGAGGAGAAGACAAAAGCGACATTTGATGTTATCGCTCAGGCAGCGGCAGCGGCCAGTCAGGTAGTCAGTGCATTGCAGGATGTAGAGATAAGTAAAGTTACCCGCAAGTATGACAAAGAAATCAAAGCGGCTAAGAAAGCGGGCAAGGATACTACCAAACTGGAGGAGGAGAAAGAAGAGGCAATCAACCAGGTAAAGAAGAAGTATGCCGATAAGCAGTTTGCGGCGGCTGTTCTTCAGGTGACTGCAACCACCGCTGTTGCCGCTATGGAGGCATACAAGGCTATGGCAGGTATTCCCATTGTTGGCCCGGCATTGGGAGCGGTAGCAGCTGCGGCGGCCATCGCCAACGGGGCGGCTCAGATTGCCGTTGCCAAGCAGCAGCGTGATGAAGCGAAGGGACTGAAGACAGGCGGGTATTCGGATGAGTATGTGGAGGGGTATACTCGTAACGGTAACCCGGATGATGTGGCCGGAGTGATACCGGTGCATAAAAATGAGTTTGTGGCCAATCATGAAAGTGTGGCTAATCCTCATGTACGCCAGTTCTTGGATGTGTTCGATGTGGCTCAGAAAAATGGTACGATCCGGATGATTAATACAACTCAGATACTTGAGCAGGTGAGAACTCGCAGCGGAAAGTATGCAGGTGGTTTTGTGGATACCGGAGATTCGTCAGGTTCTTCTTTTGCGGCTTCCGATATCTCATCTTCCGGATTTACACCGGAACAATGGAAGCAACTCGTTGAATTGATGAAAGAGAATAACCGGTTATTACAGGTGGTTTGTAACAAGGAGTTGATTGTTGATGCTCGTAAAATGCGTGATAGTATTAAGAGGGTGGAACTGTTAGAGAAAAATGTGAGCCGTTGAGATGTCCTTTTTCAACGGTATCCCGGAAACTAATTTTGCATCATGAATATATACGAGGCAATCAATGAAATGAGACGGTGCAGTGAACGCGGAGAGAGCTTTTCCTTTGCGTTCATGAGTTACAGCTATGAGCGTCGGAAAAGTGATGGCATTGTGAAGATTGAGCGTGCCCGTCTGCGTAAGCAAAGCAAAAAGGAGAATAACCGATTTGCAGACTATATGCTGAATTTTATCGACTTGGATGCAATAGAATACGGTATGTGCTGGCAACCTCTGCTGTTGGAGTTTAACGGCCATGAACTGGAGCTGAAATGATTATGGATAATAAGTATGAAAATATAGTTCCCTGGAATGGTGTGCAGGATACTGGTAGGGATGTACGCTTAAAGTTGGAAAGAAACTTCGGAAGGATAGGGCTGAACTTTGAAGAGGTGATGGCGAAGTTTAGTGATACGGATGATCTGTTTATATTGATTGCGGAAGAACTGGAGAAGAAGCTATCAAAAGATAAGCCGGATAGTACCGACCACTTGACAGGTTTCAACGTAGGCATTACCATAGCCAGGAAGGAGATTAACGGTGTTATAATATCCACCGACGCAGATACCGACCCTTCTGATACAAGTGTGTACACCTCTTTGTCCGTCGATACAATAATCACCGCGCTTGAAGACAAATATATACGAAAGGACAAAGAGGACAGTACGCTGTACCCGGTGGACTTCCGGAATGGACTACTCATCAACTCCAAACGCATAGACGAT